TCTTGCCCCTGAGCAGTATTCTCCATCCGAAGATCTGTTGTTGCTTGTAAGACAGAATGGAGCAATCAACAGTTTTTCTCCATTAACTGAAGATAATTTTTTTAAAAATAGAAGCGTAAGAAATGTGTCCCCTCTAAAAATCCATGGGGCAGGAAATCATCCCAACAAGGAGTTTGATGTAACTGCCCTAGGTAATGATCTCGCCGCCGTACAAATTATAGTTAAAGGAGAAGCAACCAATTCACATTTTCAGCTTCATGGGTTATTTTTTGGAAATGAGGATAAAACTTTATACCATCGCTATGAACATGATTATCTAAATAATTATGATACTAAACACTCGAGGTACGAAGCTGGTACTTTATCTATTTGGGTTCCAGTAGTCAACGGTAAATTACTGTACTCTTCTCAAATAAAAACCAGCGGCTCAATGTTTATTGTCGCTGTATCTTGATATTCGTTATTTTTTGTTTACTAATTCAATTAGTATTTTTTTTACTTTTTATTCTTTTTATTTCTTCTGGCAATATTCTTGATACTTTGTCTGTTTGATTTTCCATCATCAATTCTGCAGGAGTGGATCCATTTAATTTTGCATTTTCAGTTTTTAACCAACATGTAGACTGGTATGAGTTTAAATTTTTACTAAGCATTTCCAGGATAGATTTTTGTGACATATACTATATATTACACATATTTATTTTTTTGTAAAATTATTTTTGTGTATATATTTATATGGGCCCAATATTGAATACTATTATAGGAGCGGGAATAAAATTGGCCTGCAATCTAATAAACGCATGGCTAGAGCAAAAGAGGCAAGATCAGCTAGCTTTAGCCGCGCGAGACGAAAAAATGCTAGAAGCTTTAATTTCTAGTCAGTCGGAAAATGCTAAAGATCCTTTTGTGAAGGTTAGCCGAAGAATACTTTTTATGAGTATCACGTTTACCATGTGTTTCTTGATGATTTATTATGCAATGAATCCTCATATTACATACAATTTAATTGTCCCTAAAGGAGAGGGAACAAAATGGGGTTTTTTTAGTTGGATATTCGGAGCAAAAGACTGGGAAGTAGTTCAAATGACAGGAGGCTTGATGCTTGCATCGTTTATGGATTTGTGTTTCATGGTTGTTGGATTTTATGCGATTCCCAGTAAGCGTCGATGAGGGGTTGCTGGCTGATAATTTTATTTTTCTTCTCTTGTTCGAGAAAAATCATACAGAAACCAAAAGAAATTGCGAAATTAGATTCTCCTGGCGACGAATCGAATGTACTATCTATAGTGAGCGATCCTCAGAATTATGATCATACTGGGCCGTGGATATGGTTTGGAATGATAATAGGTTTAGTTTTTTTTATTTCGCTCTTTTCTTTAATTTTTAAAAAATGAATAATGGTCTAGATATATTAAGCGTGCTTACTGGTGTAGTTTCTGCCGCAACTGCGGTTATCGGTATGTGGTTGAAAATAAAATATGATGAAAAGAAAAGTAAACAATTTGTTTACGACCCTAATTGCCATAGCAATGTAATTTCTGCCTTAAATTATGTTCTCGATGAAGCTGATGCAGATAGAGTATATATTTTAGAGTTTCATAATGGAGAGCATTATTTTTCCGGAAGAAGTCAGCAAAAATTAAGTTGCACTTATGAGGTCGTTAGCGAAGGAATAAGTTCTGAATGTCAGACCCTTCAAAATATAAGAACTTCTAATTTTCACGGACTTACGCATTCAGTGTCTCAGGAAAAAACATTCAAGTGTCCTAATCTAGAAGAGTACAATGATGATATCGGATTCAAGTCTTTTCTGGAGCAAAAAGGCGTGAAAAGTTTTTTTGCGCGGCCAGTAAAAACTTTAAACGGAAAAATCTTGGGAGTTCTTTGCTTTGAGTATGTAAAAGAAAACAGAAAGTGGAGCGAGGAAGCAGAAGAGTTCTCGAGAAAGCAAAGTAGAATAATAAGCGGTTATTTGATATAATTTTTTTTTAAGCTATAATATATTATTATGGCTTTTTCTTACTGTCCTCACTGTGGCTTCAAGAACATGTACTCTATCCAGGCTCCAAAATTTTGTGGTGGCTGTGGGCAGGGTTTGAGTATATTATCTGCAGCAAAAACAACCTCAAGCGTTTCAAAAAAAACTCTCACGCCCAATCCCGCTCGTAGGGTTAGAAGATCTCCTGAGTTGCTTGACGAGTCTTATGACCCAGATGGAAGCGATGTATATGAGGTTCCGTCAATATCTAAACTATCGTACAGCGTAGAACAGGATAAAAATAAATTTAACCTAAAAGATCTAATTCCACTTGAAGATCTAGACCCAGAAAAAGTTGCTCCAAAAAAACCAAAAAAACGTGGACGACCAAAAAAAGCCTGAATTTAAATACGAGGACAAGTCGGACGAAATCGACTTAGAAGTAAGAAAAAGAAAGGGTAAATGGTTCCTTGATTCTCTCGCTTGGTTTGACTTTGAAGATGTTGAGCAAATTATAAAGGCTCACATCCACAAAAAATGGCATCAATGGGACCAATCTAGATCATTGAAGCCTTGGATCAATAAGATTATTACCAATCAAATGAAAAATATATTGCGAAATAATTACAGCAACTTTGTCAGACCATGTTTAAACTGCCCTTTTAATCAATCATGCGCCACAAAGGACGGAGGAGAAGCTTCTTTATGTGGTTTTACAAAAAGCGGATTACAGGACTCCTCTTGCCCTCTTTATGCAAAATGGGAAAGAACAAAAAAGCCTGCTTACGGAATAAAAATGGCGCTCGCTCTTGAGAATCATTCTTACGAGGTCGGCGCTATGCAGGATCATAATTTCAATATAATCGAGTCTCAGCAGAAATTAAACAAGCATATGGAAAAAGAGCTTTCTGGCAAGCAGTATCAAGTTTACAAGTTGCTTTTTATTGATAATATTGACGAAGAAGAGGTTGCCGAACAAATGGGGTATAAAACTAGTGAAAAAGGAAGAAAAGCTGGATATAAGCAGATAAAAAATTTAAAGAAAATTTTTAAAGAAAAAGCTCAAGACATTTTGAAAAGAGAAGACATTATCGCCGTTAGGGCTGTACCTCCATGGAGCTAAACGACGAACAGAAAAACGTTATCAGGTCTAACGCAAATGAAGTCTCTGATTTAACCGAATTAACCAAGTTAGCTTTTCCCGACTCTGATAAAGTTGACGGAAGAAGTAAACAGGGTAGGGCCGTTAGGAAATTTTTATTGAATAACGAGATAGAGTATGAAACAAAACACATCTATCCGAAAGATGATATTATATTAACCCAGGAGCAAAAAGACTTTGTAGACCAATCTGTCTCAGATGGTATGACCTGCGCTCAAGCAGCAGCAGTGCTTTTCCCGGAAATCCGAGTAACGCATACTTCAAAAGAGTATCAAGCTGTATTTGAATACGTTGATAAAAATGATAAAATAAAGACTCCCGCATCTGAGGATGCAATAAATAAAAGATACTCCCCTCCAAAGGCTTCTAGTAAAATAATAAAAAAGATAAATGACTATGCCCAAACAAGTATAAACGAAGAAAAGCTCACCATGTCCGAGAGAAAAGGCATCGAATCCTTGGGAGGCTTTTTAGCGTCACCTAGATTTATTCAGGTAATCAACACTTACGATAGTCAGGCGGATAGAGACTTATTTGAGGCAGAGTTTGTTAGGGCTACCTGGGATAAGCCTGACTTAACAAGTGACGAGATTAATTTATACATCAACGTGTGTATGGATTACATTCATTTGAAAAACATTCAAAGCGCAATTAATAAGTTAAATAGAATGTTCGATGAAGCGGAAGACCAGCAGGATTTAACTGTAAGATTAGCAGAATTGCTTAAAACTAAAAGCGAAGAATACAATCAGTGCGAAAAAAGAATGGAGTCATTGATTCAAAAACTTCAGGGAGACCGATCAAAAAGAATATCCAGCAAGCACCAGCAAAATGCAAGTTTGTTGTCGCTTGTCCAACTGTTTCAGGAAGAGGAAGAACGAGAGATTATGATAAAAATCGCAAGATTGCAAAGAGAGGCAGCAAAAGAAGAAGCTGGAAGGCTCGAATCGATGCCTGACTGGAAAGCTAGGGTTTTGGGCATTTCTAAAGAAGATGTCATTTAATGCTTGCAAGATATGTTCGCTGGAATTTGAAAGCGAAAAAAAACTTCATATGCACTTGAGGTCTCACAAGGTTACTCTCGCAGAATATTACATAAAATACTATCCGCGTCATAATCTATATACAGGAGATTTATTGCCATTTAAAAATAAAGAACAATACTTCGGGCGAGATTTTTCAAACAGGGATCAGTTATTAAAATGGTGCAACGCGCAATCAGATGAAACTGTTAGGGAATATATATTAAAAATGCTCAAGCATAGGGTTGAAGATAAAAACTTAAAGTTCGGACCTTCCCATATAGAGCTAGAGGTAAATGAAATGCCTACCATAGAACTATATCAAAAACATTTCGGCTCTTATACCGAAGCTTGTAAGGCCGCAGGGGTTCTTCCAATGTTTGGGTCTCGATTGCCAAAAGAATGGGGAAGAAAGGTTGATGATTCGGTTAAAATTTTTATAGACACAAGAGAGCAGCAGCCTTTAGAGTTTCCTAATTCAGAGTTTCTTAAGCTAGATTTTGGAGATTATGCTGTAGGCAAGGAACATTATGATTATACTTACGCGGATAGAAAAAGCGAGCAAGATTTTAAATCCACATTGAGTAAAAATAATTTAAATAGATTCGAGTACGAACTTCAACGCACGAAAGACTTTGATAGTTATTTGTTCGTGGTAACTGAAGGAAGCATAAACAGCATAGAAAAAAATAATCGATGGGCCCCACACATGTCAAACATGAAATATATTTATCATAATATGCGAACTCTAGCCCACAAATTCAAAGGTAGCTGTCAGTTCATTTTTACGGGAAGCAGAGAAGAATCTGAGCATTTAATTCCAAAAATATTGACTTTAGGAAAACAGCTCTGGGATGTAGACCTTCAGTACTATCTTGATCGAGAACTAATATAATGACTTGGGAAACAGGAAATCAATTATCTAGGGCTGAAGAAAAAAACTTCAATGAGCAGCTTGAAGAAATGAAAGGGTTTATAGAAGAAAAAGAAGCTAAGATTTTACTATACAAGTTCTTGAGGGAGAATATCACATTTACTGCAGATTTAGTTAGCGGAGTTCAGCTTTTTCCTTTTCAGCATATGGCAATCAAGGCTATGTTTGAAACAGATTATTTCATGGGGGTATGGTCTCGAGGAATGAGTAAGTCGTTCACTACTGCCATATATGCATATTTAGATGCTATAATGAATCAAGGAGTCGAAATAGGAATACTCTCAAAGTCCTTTAGGCAAGCCAAGATGATATTCAAGAAAATTGAAGATATTGCCTCGAAGCCTGGAGCGACATATCTGGCTCAATGTATAACGCATAAATCGAAAAGCAATGATGAATGGCTACTTGAGATCGGTAGCAGTAGGATCCGAGCTCTACCTCTTGGAGATGGAGAGAAGCTTCGAGGGTTTCGTTTTCATAGAATTATTATAGACGAGTTTGCCCTTATGCCCGAGCGTATTTATAATGAGGTTATAATACCGTTCTTGAGTGTGGTAGAAAACCCGACTCAAAGGGAGGCTTTATTTAACCTTGAGACGAATTTAATTGAGCAAGGAAAGATGAACGAAGACGAGCGGCACGTTTGGCGCAACAATAAGCTAATAGCTCTTTCTTCAGCAAGTTATAAGTTTGAGTACATGTACAAAGCTTACGAGCAATTTGAAGATTTAATAAGGCAGGGGAGCTCCAAGCAAAACGATGCTCACAGGGTTATCATGCAGTTTAGTTATGACTGCGCCCCAAAGCAGTTGTACGACCAAAATCTTTTAGACCAAGCGAAATCAACAATGAGTCAAAGTCAATTTGACAGAGAGTTTGGTTCGATTTTTACTGACGATAGCAGTGGATATTTTAAGACCTCCAAGATGGCTTCGTGCACTTTGAAAGATGGAGAGACTCCGACTATAGAAGTGCGCGGGGAAATTGGTCAAAAATATATTTTGGCGTTTGATCCGAGTTGGGCAGAAAGCGAAAGTAGCGATGATTTTGCCATGATGGTAATCAAGCTTAACGACGACAAGAAAATTGGGACTGTCGTGCATAGCTACGCTTTAAGCGGCACAAATTTAAAACAACATATTTTTTATTTTTATTATTTACTTACTCATTTTAATATTGTATCTATTGTTGGAGATTATAATGGAGGAGTACAATTTATTAATGCTTGTAATGAAAGTAGTTTGTTCAAGAAAAATAAAATGAATATAAAATGTTTAAATACTAACTTTGATGACTTAGAACATTATCAAGAAAAAATAATAGAAGGAAAAAAAGAATATAATTTAGAAGATAAAACGATTTGTTATTTGCGCAAACCTACTAGTCAGTGGATTAGGTTGGCGAACGAGTTGCTTCAGGCCAACTTTGATCATCATCGGATATTCTTTGGGGCAAGAGCAATTGATGATGCTTATAACGAACAAAGAAATAAAAAAATACCAATTCAGGATTTAAAATTTTTAAGAACATCTCAAAGTTTAGAGCGCCAAACAAATGCAGCGAAAATGATTGACTTTGTTGAGCATCAATTTGATATGATGAATCTTATTAAAACTCAATGCTCTCTAATTCAGATATCTACT